CCTTTAGTGTTGCAAATCAGGGTATTTACCAGCTTCAACACGTCTTTTTCCGAGTGCAGATACCGAAACGGGTTGTATTTCATGCTCTTGGAAAAATTGATGGTGTTCAGCACTTTCACGCGGTAGCCGCTGCGGATAAGGAGCTGGCCCACTTCACCGATCAAGCTGCCCTTGGGATCGGTTATCACAAATGAGGTCGGATAGTCCTTGGACACACATTGCATCAGGTTTGGTTTTACAAAGAACCGGGTCTTGCCGGAGCCGGAACCGCCGATCACCAGAACATTTTTATTTCTTGCGGTTTTGGGGTCTTTCGGCCTGTTGTTCATGGTGATCCGTTCCGTCTGTGTCAGCAGAATGTTGTTGTCAAAATTGGGGTCGATATAGGGGGCTATATCCTTGGGGCCGCCCCATCGGGCGCTGCCATATTCCACGCCTTTGCGGTATTTCTTGGCGTTCTTGCCTTTGCAGTACACCATAAGCCGCAGCGCCGCAGCACCAGCGACGCCGATCAGCAGGTCAGTGGGGTGGAAGCTGGGGGCGGCACTTTCAAAGGCCGCCGCGCAGCCATCCGCAAAGTGCAGGAGCTTTTGGGAAAGGTCGATGCCCTCCGCCAGCCGGTACGCCTGCCCCAGCTTGCCGAACAGATAGACAAACAGCAGATAGGGCAGATTGGCGATTATCAGTTTTTTCATTTCCGGCTTCATCGTGACAGCCCCCTTTCTTTGAATTTTTCCTTGGCCCGGTCAGCGTTGCGGGCTGCTGCCTTTTCCTTGCTTGCGGCAATGTCCTTGCGGATCGAGGGCCGTTCCTCCCGCTGCAACTTCTTGGCCGTGAACTCCTTGAACGCCTGTTCCATGTTGTCGGCGTCCTTGGCCTTGAAAATCACGATGTAGTGCGGGGGCTGGGTAGTGGCGTCTTTCCGCAGCGTGAAGTCCACGCCGTATTTCTTGGCGCAGGGCTTAAACAGTCCAATGTTGGCGTCGGTGATCTCGATATTGGACAGGGCCGCCCCGTGCTTTTTGAGCTGCTTTAGGCTCTGCTGGCCGTGGTGCAGCTTGGTCTTGCCCTTGTTTTGGGTTTCCAGAAACTTGCGGGCCGCCGCTTGCAGCACTTGGATTGTCAGCTTGGCCGATTTGATGGAAAAGGCTATTGTCTTTTGGGTTACTTCCTCCTGCAATCGCTATCCCTCCTTTCGCAGAAGTGCGGCGGGACGGTTAAGGTGGCACCGTCAGCCGCCGCAGGAAACAGAAAAGGGACAGCCGCTTGCGCCGGTTGTCCCCGATTAAATCCTCACCCGCAGGCCGGAAAGATCGTCGGCACGGATACCAACCAGATACCAGTTGGCCCCGTACTCAATGCGGGTGGGCTTCCACCTGCCGCCCACCATCACATCAAAGGTTTCCCCACAGTGCAGGCCGCCGTAGTAGTCCGCCAGATCAAAGCGAATGTCGTAACGGTCGCTGCGCTCGTCGAAAATCAATGCACCCTGTTTCATAGGGCCGTCCTCCTTTCAGATTTTGCCGGTGTTCATGTCATGGGCCACCAGCGCGGCATAGTAACCGTTGATCGTGCTGGGCGCATTGAACAGCATAGCCAGCAGGTATTTCTTGATGTTGCGGATTTCCGAAGTGTTCTTGCTCAAACAGTCAAAGACAAACTCGATGTGAGAGCTGTCCAGTTTCATAAACTTGGATTTCACCAGCTCTGCCGGGTAATCGTCCCCGGCAATGCGGATAGTCTTGCGGGCGCTGCATACGGTTTCCACCAGCAAGTCCACAATCTCGTCCAGCGTTTCCCGGTCAATGCCCTTGACGTGCTGGCAAAGGTGTTCGTACTCAATGTTGTCCATGATGATTTGACGATAAATCTCTATGGCGCTCTGTGATTTCGCTTCCGTTCCTTTCCGTTCCGGCGGCTGTGCCGCCTCGTCCTCCAAAGGAGAGGGTCGGGAAAGGATAGGAATGGGATCGGTAATTGATACATCAGTAATTGATTTTTCTTTACTTGATATATCTTTATTTAATTGCGTTGGTTTTCCCAACGTAGGCTTTTCCTGCGTTGGATTATCCAACATTGGATTTTCCAACGTAGGTGAATCCGGCACAGGCTGGGGCTGTTCATAGATCACATAGTCCGCGCCGCGCAAGCGCCCTTGGCTGTCGCGCTCACGGGATCGGACGATGTACCCGGCCTGTTCCAGCTCCCGGATTGCGGCCCGGATCGCGTCGATCTGCTCCCGGTTGATAAGGGACAAACCTTTCAGCGTATAGTCCCAATCTTCCGGCAGGGAGAGCATTTGCGATAACAGGCCCTTGGCTTTCAGGGATAAGTCCTTGTTCCGCAGGTGGTGATTGGACATCACCGTGTAGCCCTTGTTACGCTCTACACGAAATACTGCCATATTCTCAACTCCTTTCACTCGAAATGTCACCGCGTCGTAGGCGGTCAGCTTGCCCGGCTGGTAGGGACATTCCGCATAGACGCAGAATTGATATTTCCAGTGCGGGCGATAAAAGCGGCAGGTGCCGCAGTCCTCCGGCGTGACCGCCTCGCCGCTGTCGTAGTGGTCAAAACCGGGCTTGCCCTGCATGAGCTGTTCAAAGGCCCGATCGCTGCCGGAAGTGAAGTACATAGGCCGTCGCCTCCTTTCTGCTTTTGGGCAAAAAGAAAAGCCGCAGACTTTTTTCAAAATCTGCGGCTTGGCCGGGGAACAGAAAAGGGCGCTGTCATGCTTGACAACACCCTGTTTCTGTCTGATTATTCAGTTGTTTTGACCTGCCCCGTTTTCCGCTGCCCTAAAAAACATTGATTTTACTGGGTTTTTTCATGTTTTCTTATGGCACCACGGTTAAGGGCAATTCTTTTTGAAGATCTTGATCCGAAGTCTGAAACGTTTGGTGCTATGTGTCTTGGAACATTGGGATTCGAGATCGCTTCAGAGCGCACAGCAGATGGAAGAGATTGGAAGTGGAGTACCTTCGGAACAGGACAGGGATTCTTCGCAGATTTCATCGTTGCCGGAACGATGCTTGCTGACCGAATCAAGGGCGGAACACTGGAGCTTGGAGGCGAGGATAACGGAAACGGTATTGCAAGAGTCCTGAATGCAAGCGGAAAAGAAATCGTCCGTCTTGACAAGGGTGGAGTCTATGCTATTGGAAGTTATGTATGTGAGAATGTTGGTGGATTGAACAGAAGAACAGAAATAAAATCCGGTTCAATTATGTTTTCCGAGAGAGACAAAAGCAATCCTATATTCATAGAAAGGTCAGGAGATGCAATTGTGGTTCGATACGGAGGAACGTTTGAAGATGCAACAGATTCACATACGCTGATGAGAATATTTGGTGATGAAATATATTTTGATACTGATAAAATCGGACCAGACGGTTATGCAGGAAAGACTGGACGTGCAGTGTTCTCTGACGGAACGTATCTCGATTTCAGAAAAGGCTTCCTCATGGGTGGTACAACGAAAGAAGGTGCGTTCTGATGGCTTGGACAATAAGCAATAACTATCTGAGCGAATCGCAGATGCAAGGAAATGCTTATGAAGTATGGAAGTATTTCTCAGCTAAAGGATGGACGCTGAACGCGATCGGTGGCATTCTCGGCAATATGGAGAAAGAGTCAAACATCAATCCGGGTTTGTGGCAGAGTCTGAAATACGGAAATTACAGTGGAGGATACGGACTTGTCCAGTGGACACCGGCTACAAATTACACAGACTGGGCGAACTCAAACGAGTACGATATCACGGATCCTAATGGTCAGCTCTATTGGATTGATGCACTGTCAGCATCGAAAGGTCAGTGGATTTCCACCAGTGCTTATAGAATGACTTGGGAACAGTTCAAGAGCAGTTCAGAGTCTCCGGAATACTTGGCCAGTGCCTTCCTGAAGAACTTCGAGCGTGCCGGTGTAGAGGTTGAATCCGAAAGACGGAGCTGCGCAAGAAAGTGGTATAACTACTTGCAGAAATACGATGCCGGGAGTCAGGTTATTGAAAAGGCAGTGGAATGGGCAATATCGATTGCGAACGATAACAGTCATGGATACGATCAGGCGCACAGAGACGGACCAAATTACGATTGTTCCTCATTAATCTGCTGGGCATACTACAATGCAGGGCTGAATACGAGGCCAGGATACACACCAGCTACAGGAACAATGTATGATGTGTTTCTGGCAGCAGGCTTCAAGGATGTGACTTCACAGGTCAATCTAGCCACCGGATCAGGGCTGATCCGGGGGGACGTTCTGTTAAAACCAGGAAACCATACAGAAATGTCACTTGGGAATGGTCAGCTGGTTGCTGCTTCACAGAACGAATTCGGTGGAATTACCGGAGGACAGACCGGAGATCAGACCGGAAAAGAGATTCATGTGCATGGATACTATAACTTTCCGTGGAAGTATGTGCTGAGATATCCGGGAGGCGGAGTTGCACCGGTGCAAGGGTTGTATATCGTCAGATGGATTCCTGGATAAGGAGGAGAAAAGTGAACTATATAGAACGAGATGTCTATGTGCTGGAGAACAGGATTAAGGAAAAGATTGATTATGTAAGAGGGACGAATGCTCTCCCAATCTATTTCCATTTCCGGGATTATGAGATTCCGGAAGGGGCAACGGCAAAAGCATTCGTGTTGAAGCCGTCAAAAAAAGCAACATATAATGTATGCCCGATCATTGAGAATACCGTGAGGGTGATTGTGAAAGACCAGACATTCGCAGAACTTGGAAAAAGTGTGCTTCAGATTGTACTCACAATGGATGAGGAGACGCTTGTAACATTCGATCAGCCGATAGAAGTACATCGGAATTTCAGTGAAGGAGATGTTCCGGAAAGCGAGAATGAAGCTGGATGGATGAACAACTTCATAAAAGGCATGGAAGAAGCTACAAAGCATGCTGAGAATGCTGCAAAGACAGCGGAAGAGATTAGTGAGACACTAACAAAGAAGCTACAAAATGGAGATTTCCGAGGAGCAACCGGAGCAACTGGCCCGCAGGGCAAACAGGGGATTCAGGGAGAACCAGGAAAAGACGGAGAAAAGGGGCCAAGAGGTGATACCGGACCAGTTGGACCACAAGGGCCGGCAGGAAAAGATGCGAATGCAGTGATCACATCTTTAGATCCGGGAGTATTTGCAATGTCGGTAGAATCTGGACATCTTATCCTGACATACAACTCATATGATACAGCCCCACCGCTGAAAATTGTGGATGGAAGATTGAAATATGTATTGGAGGTGACAGCATGATAAGAGTATATTTCGAAGAGGGAGAAAAAGAAAAGACTGCATACGGATTGACGCAGTGGGATTATGGACAGAAACTGCAGATTCTGGGACTTAACCTGCCATCTGAACAAGAGGCTGTAGAAGTCCATTTCTCATATTGGCGCGGATGTAGGCCGGCGAAAATTATTGAAGCAACTGTGATATGTGACAAGATTATAGCAGATATTCCAAATGATTTCTTGACGGAAGGAGAAGATATAGATGCTTATATCTATATATCAAGTTCAGAGGAAGGAAAAACCATTGGGAGAGTAAGACTTCCGGTAATCAAGAGAAAAAAACCAATTGACTACAATGCATCAAATGAAAACCAAGTGTTAAAACAGGTATTAGAATTTCTGCAAACAAAAGCCGACAATATCACCATCACAGATGGCAATCTGCAGCTTATGTCTCAAGGCCAACCGGTAGGAGATAAGGTAAGAATAAATACATCCGGAGGAAATGAGATTGAGATCCGGAACAATGGTACAGCTCTGCAATGGAGATATACAAATCAAAATGACTGGAATGATCTTGTTCCATTGGAAGATCTGAAAGGAAAAGATGGAAAACCACCGGAATTTGAAGTACGAGATGGACATCTGATCGCAATATATTTATAGGATAGAAAGCACTGGCTTCGGCGGGTGCTTTTTATTATAAAACAATTTTTTTAAAGAAAGGAAGGAAAAAAACATGGCAAGAGAGGTAGATTTAGGATCAATTATCGGACCACAGGGAGAAAAAGGACCAACTGGAGCAACAGGTCCAAAGGGACCACAGGGTGAAACAGGACCGACTGGTAAATCAGCGTATCAGGTATGGCTTGCACAGCCTGGAAATGCAGGAAAAACAGAAGCACAGTATATTGCTTCACTGAAAGGTGCAAAGGGAGATACCGGAGCGACAGGTCCACAGGGACCAACCGGAGCAACCGGAGCGACTGGCCCACGGGGAGAAAAAGGAGCAACTGGAGCGACAGGTCCACAGGGACCAACCGGGGCAAAAGGAGATAAGGGAGATCCGTTCGCAATCGCAAAAACGTTCGCCTCCGTGTCAGCAATGAATTCTGGATTCTCCTCAGATGGAGTGAAAGAAGGACAGTTCGTCATGATCGACACAGGAAATGTCAATGATGCCGATAATGCAAAACTCTATGTAAAAGGAAGGACAGCATATACCTATATTACAGATCTTTCAGGTGCTACTGGAATGACAGGCCCACAGGGACAAAAAGGAGATACAGGGGCTAAGGGAGCAACCGGAGACAAGGGAGCAACTGGAACACGTGGCAGCAGATGGGACGCAGGAACAGCAATCACGGGAACAAGTACAACAGCAACAGTATTTCCAGGTTCAGGAATTACAGATGCATTAGTGAATGATATGTATTTGAATACATCTACAGGGTGTACATACAGATGTACTGTAAGTGGAGCAGCGTCAGCAGCTAAGTGGGTATATGCAGGAAGTCTGAAAGGAAACACGGGAGCAACAGGCCCACAGGGAGCAACAGGCCCACAGGGAGCAACCGGAGCGACAGGAGCAACCGGTAAGGATGGACAGACTCCGACAATCAAGATCAGTAATGGACACTTGATCGCAGTATACGAAAGCTAGGAGGAATATACAATGGTAGCAAGACAGATTGATCTAGGACAGGTGGTTGGACCTACTGGACCAACCGGAACCAGAGGAAGCCGCTGGACACAGGGAACGGCAATCACAGGAACAAGCACAACGGCAACAGTATTTTCCAGTTCAGGAATCACAGATGCCATTGTGAACGACAATTACCTGAACACAGCAACGGGAAATACATATAGATGTACAGTAGGTGGAGCAGCTTCTGTGGCTAAGTGGGTATATACTGGAAATCTGAAAGGCCCACAGGGTGCAAAAGGAGCAACAGGCTCACAAGGACCAACTGGAGCAACTGGGCCAACCGGAGCAACCGGACCGAAAGGGGACACGGGACCGATAGGTCCCGCAGGTCCTCAGGGTCCAACAGGAAAAGTAGATGCTAATACACAGGTAGCGTTCACAAAGGCATCAACGAGGGAGAATATAGCAAGCAATGAGAAGATGTCAACTATTCTCGGAAAGATCGCAAAGTACTTCGCAGATCTGGGAACGTCCGCATTCAGAGTAGTGGCAAACAACCTGACAACTCCAGCAGCAGGCAGTTCCGTGTTGGATGCATATCAGGGGAAAGTGCTGGATGGAAAGAAGCTGAACATTGCAAATGTGATTAACAATCTGCTTACGACAGAGGCTGGGTATGCGCTTGATGCACGACAGGGGAAGAAGATTGAGGATCAGATTACTGAATTAAATGGCAAAAGAGTAAAGGCGGCTGTATATAGAAACTCAGGGCCATACAACATTGCGTCAAATGGCAGTAGCTTCCAAGGCACAGATTTTGGTACCAAAGTACATGATGATATCGGATTAATGTATACCTATGATAGTACAAACTATTTACATTATTTTACAGTTCCTGAAGATGGCGTCTATTTAATTCATGCACTTATAAACTTTGCTGATGGAATCAGTGGGCTTATGTCTCTCTATGGAAAGATAGAGCGAAATGGTAACGAACAATCTCGACAGCCAAAAACCATTAGAAGTTACGCTGGGGCAAGTTATATCTTTTTGTATCCTTTCAGTGCAGGGGATACATTACGTTTTACGGTATGTCAGAATTCAGGATCTACAATCAAAACCTCTGATAGTTGCAGACTGAATATTGTTAAAATCTGACAGTTATTTTATTTCCATTGACCAATAGCCAGCCAGCTGCATTCTGTACCAGTTACCGCAGACATACTTGTAGTTCTCGCATATACATATGCTTTTGAGACGCTGTTGACATTCGTTGATATGAGAAAGGCTGGGAGTGTACTTCCAGGATATTTAGCTGTTGCAATCAATGTATATGATGTATTTGCAAATGTTTTTGGGAAATTGATTGTAGCAAATCCTTTTCCTCCAGATGCTTCACCTGGAAATGTAGCTGTTCCCAACTGAATAAGGAGACCGTTGCCGTATTTCATATAGTTGCTTCCAAAGTCAACTATAAATTTGCCATTTAATTAAGGATTCCACTAGAAAGGAAAAACAAATGAACATACTTTTTTTAAATCAAGAAGAACCAGTGATGGGAACTGTAACAGTTCAAGATCTCCATCACGTGAAAATCGAGGGTGCATCACAGAATCTGTCAGGTTTTCATCTTGTGACAGATGATGGACAGGCTTATGGAAAATATGAAGCATATACCACATTGTATAGAACAATAGAAGACGGATACATTCTGTCAGATGATGGAAGTGTATATGTAGAGCCGAATCCAGAGCCAGAACCGGAGCCATATGTTCCAACATTAGAAGAGATTCAGGAAGCAAAAGTAAATGAGATGAATGTAGCACAGCAGGCTGTGATAGCGGAAGGTGTGGAAGTGGTGCTTACAGATGGAAGCATAGAGCACTTCACACTAACAGAAAGAGATCAGACAAGCCTTGTAGGATTGCAGGGACAAGTGGCAGCAGGAGAGCAGAACATTCCGTGGCATACTTCAGATGAAGAGGAACATTGTAAGTTCTATAGCAATGCGGATATGGCTAAAATTACTGCAACGGCAATGGAATATGTAACATGGCACGTTACATATTTCAGAGATTTGAGAATCTATATCAGAGCATTGACAGAAATCGAAGAAGTAGAAAAGGTAACTTATGGAATGACTATTCCGGAAGAATATCAATCAGAGCCATTGAAAACAATGATTGCGGCTCAAAACGTATGAAATGGGTAAGACCGCTGATTCTATTCGGAATTGGCGGAACCATCTATGTATTAATTGAACTGATCGCCAGAGGTAGAAGCCACTGGACAATGTTCTTCGTGGGGGGATTAGCATTCTATCTGATTGGATGTATCAATGAGCATAAGAAAAAAGAAATTCTGCTGCGCTGGCAGATGGCAGCAGGAGCAGGGATTATAACAGGTCTAGAACTGATTTCCGGGATCATAGTGAACATTATATTAGGATGGAATGTATGGGACTACAGCACTCTCCCAGGAAATCTGCTTGGACAGATTTGCCCACAGTTCACGGTGCTGTGGTTCTTTCTGTCGGCTGTAGCCGTCTATCTGGATGATTGGATAAGATACTTGCTGTGGGGAGAAAAACGGCCAAAATATAAATTTTAGAAAGGTAGGATTGAAATGATGGATAAGATTATCACATTGCTGTCAAGCAATTCATTCGTAAAAATTTTGCTGATAGCGGTTGCTTTAGATACGATACTTGGTGTACTCAGAGCAATTAAAGAACACAAATTCAACAGCTGCGTAGGAATCGACGGAGCAATTCGGAAAGCAGGAATGCTCCTGTCAGTAGGATTCCTTATGGCAACGGACGTGATTATGCATATTAATGTATTAAGCATGGTACCTGAGGAATATGTACAGATTCTTGGAATTGATAAGATGGGAATCTGCGAATTCTTTAGCCTATTATTCATATTGTACGAACTGGTTAGCATCCTCAAGAATATGACATTATGCGGACTTCCAGTACCGACCAAAATCAAGAAATGGATTCAGAAGTTCCTGGATGATATGACAGAGGAGCTTCCGGAAGAAGCGGTTCAGGAATTGCACCAGTGCAAGAAAGGAGAATGAATCATGACAGAGCAGACGATTAAAGAAATCATCAAGAGTTTTGCTTATAGATTTTCAGCGAAAGAAATCTCCGACAATGAAGGAACCTCACTTGAATTTATGGAGAAATTTGCAGAGGAACACGCTGCGGAGATTGAGCAGAAAAAAGCAGAGCTGAAAGAAGGTGGCTGGTATGAGTAAGTTAATCATTGATGTAAGCTATCATAACGGAGTCATCAACTGGGAGACGGTGAAAGCATCTGGTTGTGCCGGTGCTATCCTTAGATGCGGATATGGAGATGACATCACATCACAAGATGACAAACAGTGGATTCGTAATCTTTCAGAATGTGAAAGACTTGGAATTCCGGTTGGAGTGTACTTATACAGCTACGCAACTTGTGACAGACAGGCACAGAGCGAACTTGCCCATATCCTGAGATTGATTAAAGGTCATACTTTCCAGTTACCAATTTTCATTGATGTAGAAGAGCCAGGAACACAGAACTATGCTCCTAGATGCTGTGAGATTGTATGCGAAGGACTTAAAGCAGCTGGATATACTCCTGGAATCTACGCTTCACTTAGTTGGTTCAACAACTATCTTGGCAGTGTACGTGGCAAGTATATTGAATGGATGGCAAGATACAAGAATCTTCCGGAAGATACATACAAAGACCAGTATGCAATTTGGCAGTATTCCTCCGACGGTCATGTAGATGGAGTTAACGGAAGAGTTGATGTCAACTATTGCTACATGGAATTTGGCGAAAGCGCCACACCAGTAACACCGTCAGCGCCTTCTAAGCCAGCAGAGAAGAAAGACTTAGGACAGGTTGATATTACATATCAGGCTTTCACAGACAGATGGTGGCCACCAGTAACCAATAAAGCTGATTGGGCTGGAAAAGGTGATAATGTATCGATCAAGTGGCTTGCAATCAAGGTAAGCAAAGGAAGTATCCGCTGCCGAGTATACACAAGAAAGAATGGTTGGCTGCCATACCTCACATTCGGTAATAGCTATGATCTGAATGACAAGAAAAATGGTATCCTCGGAGACGGTTCAGAGATTCTTGCTATCGAGCTGTACTACATCACACCAGATGGATATAAGTACAAGATGGTTCATTACAGAGTGTCAGTACAGAACAATAAGAACTTCTACGCAGATCAGGTCGATACACTGAAAGCAAGCGGCATGGATGGATATGCCGGAGACAAGGACAGATTCATTGATAAGTTCCAGGCATGGATTGAGTAAATGTTTAAAGGCTACGTTGAAAAGCGTAGTCTTTTTTTAATGCAGAAAATCACAAAAAAGCATTGACTATTGGAGTCCAATACGCTATAATAAAGACAGTTAAAGAAGAGAAGCAAATTCAAGGAGGTATGGGAAATGACAATCGAAGAAATCAGAAATATCATTGAGGAAGCAGAATATGGTTACATCGGAATCAGGGCAGACAGCAGAGATTATCAAATTGGTGACGTAATGGATAACTCACATCAGCTTTTCCAGGATCCTCAGTACAATGATGATTATACAGAATTGCTATACCCTTATATTTACGAAGGACCTTATGCTGGATTCTATGATGCCGGCGAACTTAACGGAACATGTGCGCTTTCGGTATCTGAGAACAACATCGAAAAGATGCTTGAAGCTGTGAAAAAATATGGAGAAAAAATCTACTTAATCGGTGGGAATTCAATGGAATACGGAAACGATGAAGACGAAATCATTATAAGAAACGCAGAAGTGATTGCAGTATTGTAATAAAGGAGAAAAAATGAAAAGGACAAAAAGAGCTTGTATAAAATGCGGAAAGCTTTTTTACGGAGGAACGGACAAAACATATTGCGATGAGTGTGCGAAAGTTATAAAAAGTAATGTTATGCGTACAAGAACGTGCAAATCGTGCGGAGCTGAATTTTTGGGAGGTCCACGTGCATCCTATTGTCCGAACTGTCGCAGAATAAGGCAAAGAGAAGCAAATGAAAGAGCAAGAAAAAGAGGAGGTGCAACTAGACCAATCGGAAGTATCGACAAGTGCAAATTGTGTGGAGCTGAATATGTTGTTAATTCCGGAAGGCAAAAATATTGTTCGGACGAGTGCCAAAGAGAAGCGGTACTTGCATGGCAACGAGAACACAAAAAAGGATATGGCAAGGCATCTGGACAAGACATAAAAAAAGCAGAACGAAGAAAAGAGAAAAAGAAAATCTGCGTATATTGCGGACGTGCTTTTTCTTCTAATACAGCAACAAACACATGTTCCGATTATTGCCGAAAGAAAAATACGAAAATAATTGAGTACAGAGCGGAAATGAAGCGTGGAATTAACGCAAATATCGAAAAACTGATAGAAGAAAGAAATAAATATAGAGCAAAAATAAAAGCGGAGGAAGCATAATGAAAGAAATCGAAAGAAACGTAATGTTTGCAAAAGCTGGCGGGAACGCAAGTAAGAACGCATACACTTGCAGAATCTCACTTCCGATGGATGCGATCAAGGCACTTGGAGTTACACCAAACGATAGAGCAGTGACACTTGTCATTGAAGAAAATCAAATAGTCATCAAGAAAGCCCTAGAGAATTGACTCCGGGGCTTTCTGAATGAGGGGGCAAAAAAGGGGCTTGAATATTGTATCATCTATTTTGCGCAGTATTTTGATAGAAGAAAATACGAGTTCCTTCATATTATTATGCGATTCATTTCCAAAAGAATTGGGATAAAGAACTTGCCCATATGGAGATGATCTGTGCAATTATCTATCAGCTGACAAAGAATTTGTCACCGGAAGAAATTGAACGTTCCGGTTTTGCACCGTATTATGTTGATCATACACTGGCATTATGGCCACAGGCAGCCAGCGGAGCTCCGTGGACTGCAACGTATTTCCAATCGAAAGGAGATCCGATTACAGATCTTCATGAAGATCTTGCAGCAGAGCAAAAAGCACGGACTACGTATGATAATATCCTGCGGCTGATTAAAGATCCTGAAATCTGTGATCCGATCCGTTTTCTGAGAGAAAGAGAGATTGTGCATTATCAGAGATTTGGTGAAAGTCTAAGAATTGTACAGGAACATCTTGACAGTAAGAATTTCTATGCGATCAACCCAGAATTTGAATGAAGATGAAGTGTTTATTTTGTGAAAGGGATTGTCAGACGGCAATCCCTGATTTACATTTTATGTAAATACTGCTCAAAAATCCCCCTTTACTTTTCCCTATAAATCAGATATAATATACGCGTTGATGGGGAAACCATAACAATTAAATATACGATCAATGGGGATACTGTGATGTTATACTCACAGTATTTTTCTGTTTTTCTGATGAAAGGGACTTTTTTCCCTGAGTAAAAGAGGCTATAATAAAAGAGATTTATTGTCGGTTGTAAGTATACGTTACTGTTCACTCCCGTGTCAATCACTCCGCTGATTGACACGGAGGATGCATGTTTTGGCTTGAATGCATCTCGCCCCATCGCCAAAGGCGATTTAAAATGGCGAGATGCGTTGCTGGTCGCACAACGTGTGAACAGTAACAAATATACAGTTGACAGTAATTAAAAAAGGAGAAGGCATATGTGTGGATTTGCAGGATTTGTCGGAGAAGTTGATGACAGAGAACAGGTACTTGTTAATATGATGAATACAATCGTACACAGGGGACCGGATAGTGCGGGAAAGTATGTGGATGAAGATGCAGCACTCGGATTTCGCCGTCTGAGTATCATAGATCTTTCTTCCGTTGGTGATCAGCCGTTGTACAATGAGGATCGCAGCATGGTTCTTGTATTTAATGGAGAGATTTATAATTACCAGGACCTGAGAGAAGAACTGAAAGCGGCAGGTCATGAGTTTGTATCGAATACAGATTCAGAGACACTGATTCATGGATACGAAGAGTGGGGCGAGAAACTGGTAGACCGTCTTCGCGGAATGTATGCTTTTGCAATCTGGGATACAAAGAAGAAAAGATTGTTTGCAGCGAGAGATATTTTCGGAATCAAACCGCTATATTATGCGAATATGAATGGTACATTGATGTTTGCTTCTGAAATCAAAGCATTTATGGAGCATCCGAAGTTTGATAAGGTGTTCAATGAAGAGGCAC